GTGGGCAGCCCCGGAAATGGCGGCACCTGCGGGAGCGAAGGAATCGCGGGCGGAGACGGAAGGTGCGGAAGAGGCACCGCGGGGATCGGGAACGGGATGGTGGGGAAAGCGCATTTCGACACGGCTCACGCCGTCAGGCTGATCGCCGGCGGGACCGGGATCACGATGGGCGGAGACGCCGCGGCGCACGCCGCCTGCACAGCGGTCATCCACGCCGTCAGGAGCGGCCCCGTCCCCATGTTGCCCAGCACCTTCAGGTTGCCGTTGATCTCGACGCCGTCGTCGTTCACGCAGAGCCACGCGTTGTTCGCCGCGTTCGCGATGTAGATGCCGTTCTTGTCGCCGGCCTTGTCGCCGATGGTGATCCGCATCCCGGCGGCGTGGAGGAAGTTGAAGTTGCGCGTCCCGTTCGCGTCCTTGCCGATCGTGAGGACGTGCGCCTTGGTCGCCTTCCCCGCCCCGTCGAAGTCGGTGGGGACGTAGAGCGTGTACGTGTTCGTCTTCGGATCCATCTCGGCGAACATGCCGCTGCACGAGTACTGGCAGCTTCCGCCCTTCGGTAGCTTCGGAATCTTCGCGAGCCCGCGCGCGTCTCCGAGCGGCCAGCAATGCACGCGGCTCCCTTCCTGCGCGAAGAGGACGAGGCACGCGCCCGTCGCGTCCGGGTCGAGCGGCACGCTGTGGAAGCCGTACGGCGTGTGGCTCTCGCCGTACGGGCCGCCGCTGCCGTCGTCCGAGTAGCCGTCGATCTGGATCGTCGGGACGCCGGTGTCGTCGACGACCGACCCCGTCGCGGTCCCCATGTCCCATTTCCAACCGAGCATCAGACCTTTTCCTGAAGCACGTCGTGGGTACGCATGATGTCGAGCGTCGTCGTCGTCGCGGGATCGCCGTTGAAGGTGACGCCCTCGATCCAGAAGTCCGTGCCGTTGAAGCCCAGCTTGTCGTCGTAGACGGTGACGATCGTGTCCGGCGCCCACGCGACTTTCTTGCCCTGCCCGCCCGTCAGTGACGTCGTGGTGTGACCGCGAACCGTGTAGGAGAGGCGGTATCCCTGGCGGCGCGTCTCACGCATCTTGCGGAGCGCCCAAAACTTCGCCTTCTCGGGCGTGTCGGCGTTGACGTCCTTCATCACCATGCGCCGCGTGAAGCCCCACGCGACCATCTCGTCGTCGGTGGCCTTCGCCGTCGCGGTGGCGCGGACGCCCTTCTTCGAGGCCTTCAGGTAGACGAGGAACTCAGAGAAGCGCGAGCTCGTGTCGTTCGTGAAGTGCTCCTCGAGGATGTTGCAGCCGTAGGGCTTCTCGTAGTTTCGGGTCAGCGCGTAGAGCGGCGCCTGCGCGGGGTTCGGCTCGGAGAGGACGAACGATCCGTCGCCCGCACACCAGAGGTAGAGCCCGCCGTGGTCGAGGTGGCGCCGAAGAAATTCGTAGTCGCGCTCGCCGAGGTGCGCCTGCGTTTCCTTCTTGACCGTGAAGCCGCCTGAGTCGGTTTCGATCTTCAACTGCTCGACGTTGCGCGGCGGGGCGAGCTGCCTGATGTCGCCGCCGGTAATCTTCCGCCGATTCGCCTCGTTCGTGCTCCGGAGCGAGAGCCCCGCGAGCCCCTGCGCGTCGAGGCGCTTCCTCACGAGGTCGTGGTAGCTGATATCCTTGTACGTGACCTCTTGCTCGACGTATCCGTCATGCAAGAGCGCGAGGTTGTCGCGTCCGTTGATGACCACCGCCGTCGCCGCTCCGCTCGTCGAGAGCGAGTCGATGCGCCCGGTCTGGATCGTCAGGTCGTTGATCTTGAGCTGAAACGGCGTCCCCGGCGGGTAGGCCGAGAGGATCTTCTTCGCCGCGTCGTTGTCGCCGAGCTTCAGCGAGAAGGCGGCGGGTTGCGTGAAGATCGCAACCTTGACGGTGTACGTCTCGCAGAGCACGACCTCGCGTCCCGAGAGGACGAGCGTGATGACGTCCTCGGAGCCGTGGAGCGAGTTGGCCACCTCACGTCACCGCGTAGTAGTTGATCGGCGTGCCCGCCCGGATGCGGAAGGGGTCGGTGATGTTCGCGCGGTTCAGGCTGAGAAGCTCGCCGCCGTGGGTCGCGTCGCCGTAGGTCGCCTTCGACAGATCGGAGAGCGTCATCTGTTGCGGCACCGAGTAGATGCGTTGCTTTCGCCCGGTCTGGTGGAGGTCGCCGAGGAGCCGCTGCGACGCGTCCCCGAGCGCGCGGACCGAGCGCGCAAGGTTCGCGTTCTCGGGCTTTCGCACGAACGCGACCGTCGCCTCGATCGTGTGGCAAAGGCTCGTGAGTTTGTCGAGCTTGGACGAGAGCAGGTTGCCGTAGAGGGTCGATTGGTCCTTGATCGCGGAGATCGCGTCGGTGAGCTCGCCCAGCGCGCCGAAGAGGCTCGTGCGCGGCTTGCTGTCCTTCTCGATCTTCGCCTTCGCGTCGTCAGAGAGGCGGTCGTAGAGGTAGCGCACCGTCGCCGTCTTCGAGTCGAAGTCGCTCTTCGTCGAGGAGACCGCGACCGCGTCGAAGGGGCGCTCGTCGTCCTCGATGAAGTGGAGCTTGACGTCCTCGCCTGAGACGATGATGCCTTTGCGGGTCGAGTCGAAGTCGTCGAGGAGCGCGCTGATCGTCCCGAGCTCGGGGACGAAGAGCGGCGAGGTCGTCTGGCCCTCCGCGAGCTTCCGAAAGGCGTTCCACGTGCCGGGGTAGAGGTCCGGGTAGCGCTCGCTCGTCGCGTGGAAGGGGCAGTCGAAGGTGAAGACGTAGACCTTGCGTCCCATCTTCTCGACCTTCGCGCCGGGCATCCGCGGAAACTCGTGCTCGTGGATGCGCGTCGAGACCTTGAAGTTCCGCGTGACGAACGGAAACGGCATCTTCGCGAACGTCGCGAGCGGCAGGTTGGAGTTGGCGCTCATGGGCCGGTCCTGACGCCTGGAGGGATGCTGGGGCCAGCGCCGCCGCCGGTCCCGATGTCGCCGGGGTTGGTCACGCGCACAGCGATCGTTTCGCCGGCCTTCGGCATCGCGCCCATGGTCGTCGTGAGCGTCGCGAGCGTGGCCTTTAGTTCTTCCATGTGGGAGGCGCTCTCGCGGTTCTCGTTCAACGCGCTCATGCCAGGCCCGCTGCCAGTCGCGTCGTTGTAGAGCGCGCCGATCCTGGCTCCGGCGCGGCCGAGCGCCCCCTTCTCGTTCCACTCTTCGCCGCCCTTTACGCGCGCCGCGAGGGCTTCACGCGTGCGGTCTTCCTCGGCGTCCGCCTTGTCCGCCTCGGCGGCCTCCTCGGGCGTCTCCGGGCCAATGCGCTTGGCCTCGTTGGCCCTTCGGATCCTTCCGCCCGCGCCCTGTGATGCAAGGGCGTCGAACTCGTCGTTTCGGAGCTTGTCCTCCTGGTCCTTCTTGTCCTTGAAGACCTTGTCGATGATTTGGACGCCGACCGCGTACGCCGCGACCGCCGTGGTCGCGATCATCGCCATGGCTGCGAGGTTGCCGAGCGCCGTCGCCGCGCGCCCAGCCGCTGCGCCGCCGGCCGCGCCGCCGGCTTGCGGTCCGGTGTTCATCGCGCCGCCCATGGCCATGCGGCCCGAGAGGTTGCCAGTCGCGCGCTCAATGGTCGCGCGCATCATCTCCGAGCCGAAGGACTTCGCCATCGACGCCGTAAACGCGATCGCGGCCGTCTTGAACGGGTTTGCCGCGGCGTACTGGACCATGCCGCCGAACGCCGTGACGAGGGTGCCCGCCGCCGCCCCGAGCTTCATCAGGTTCGGCGCGGCCTTCTCGACCGCGTCGCCGAGATCTTTCTCTATCTGATTCTTGAGTCGCGTTGCCTGGCTCTCGCTCGTCCCGAGCTTCGCCTTCAGCGAGTCGGCGATCTCCCCCTCGCCCATCGCACTGTTCTTGTACTTCGAGAACTCCGCGCGGACCGCAGCCTCACCCGCCTTGCCGCCGCCGGCCTTGTTGTAGACCTGCTCGAAGCCGCGCGTGACCTTGCGGGCCTGCGCGTCGGCGAACATCTTGCCCATCGCGAGGTCATTGCCCTTGGTCTTGTTCAGCGCCTGGACGATGATCTCTTCCGCGTCGAGGAGGCCCTTGTCGCCGTCCTTGACGTGCACGCCCTTGGCGGCCATCGCGTTGCGGCGCGCGCCCTTGCCAAATTGGTTCATGAACGAGCCGAGCGCCGTGAACGACTGCGCTGCGTTCGCCGCGCCTCCGTGTGCGCGCGCCATCTGAACGAGCGCGCCCATCTGGCCCATGGCCTGATCGGGAGAGCCCGCGAACTCACCCGCGCGCGACGCGAGCTTCGCCGCCTGCCGCGCCTGGTCCTTGATCTCGATCGCGCCCTCTTTGCCCTGGCCCGCGAACGCCTTCATGACGCGGTTAATCCCGCCGACCTTGTCGACGCCTTCGGGGAGCGCGTTTGCGACTTCGCCCGCCGCCGACACCATGTCCTCCATCGAGGAGCCGGTGGCCTGCGAGAGCCTCGCCATGTCGCCGAGGATCGCGCGCGCCGTCGAGAGATCGCCGGTCTTGCCGGTGAACGCCTGCATTCCTTCGAGCGCCTTGTCCGCGCCGATCGCGTACTCCTGCGCGACCCGCTGCGCGTCCGCCATGAGCGCGCGCGGGTCTTGCCGCTGCCCGTTCGGGCCCTCCTTGCCGGGCATGTAGCCGGCGTTCGAGAGGTCGACGGCGCCCGTCTGGAGCGCCATGCGGCTCTTGACGGCGTTGCCGAGCGAGAAGTCGATCCCCGCCCCGCGCCCGATGTCGGCGGCGATGCCGACACCCTGGCGGACCATGCCACCCATGTTCCGGACGGCGCCCCCGGAGACGCGGAGCGCGCCCGCGTCGGCGATGCGCTGGTTGCGGTAGGAGCCTCGCGCCAGGTCGCGCTCGATGCGCGCGTTGTTGGTCGCCGCCTGCTTTCGGATCTGCGTCTCGGCCTTCGTCTCTTCGCGGACGATGGCGAGCTTGGCTGCCGCTGCCGCTGCTGCCGCCGCGACCTCGCCCTTTTGGACGATCTTCGACCGCTCGACGTGACCCTTCGTGACGATCTTGGTGAGGTCCGCCTGGAGCTTCGCTTGCGCGCGAAGTTGCTCCTGTTGGCCGAACGCGCGCTCTTTCCCGCCGCCTCCGGAACCGCCGCCGCCGAGGTTTCGCTGGATCGCCTTCGACGCTCGCTCGCTCGCCTTGACGAGCGACGCGAACGCGACGTCGCCCATGCCCTGATCGACGCTCGCGCCGATGCGGATTTTCAGGTTGGGCATGGTCGGGTGTCGCGCAGTGGAGCGCGTGGTATTCGTAGAGGCGTGGGCCGACCCATTCGAGACTGCCTCGCCGCCCTACTCGCACGCGCCGATGGCCCGTCGGACAGCGAGGAGGCGCGCACCGCGGCGTGGATCGCGTGCAAACTGATCCGCGACCACCGGATGCTTTCGGCTGCGCGTCCGCGGGAGAAGCCGCCACCGAGCCCAGCGCCAGCACCAGCGCCGCCGCAGAGTCGCGCGCGCACTCGATTGACCCGCGGGCCGTACCGTCGCCGCGATGACGTCGGGATGTGTCTCTGCTGGGAATGCAACGGATGGGTCGATGTCGGATCCGCGCTTCACGTGCTGTCCGGCAACGGCGCCGGAGGCTACGTTCACGCCGCGTGCGTCCCGGAAGAGGATCGTCCGTTACGCGCTCTCGGCCGGCCGCATCTCGTCGAGGCAGTACCGCAGCCACCGCCGCACCCGCCGCGCCTGCGCGACCCCCAAATGAGAAAGCGCCCCGGGATCGGCCAGAAGAAACGAGAGGTCGTCTTGTTCTTCGGGGCTGATCTCGGGGCGCGTGGGGGACGCTGCGACGATGGCGAGCTCGAGCTCGTGGAGGAGGTGGGCGATCGCGGCCGGCGTCAGCGCCACCTTGACCAGCGCGGAGCCGGTCTCGAACCACGGCTCACCGGCGTCGTTCGGGTTCGTCGCGGCGAGCCCGACCGTCCAGCACGCGAGCGCTTCGTCGAAGCGGTGCTGTTGCACCTCTTCGCGCCGGTCGCCGCTGGTCGCTTCGTTCGCGGCTTCGGTCGTCGCGAGGAGCGTGTCGTCCTCGCCGAGGATGCGGAGCCCGATCGCGACCTCGCCAGCGGGGCGCCGTGGCCAGCGCGAATTGAAGTGGTGCGGCTGGAGCACCACGACGCGATCGGGGCGTACGGCGTCGCTACGTGCCGCGGCAGACGCCTTCATGTCCCGCTCAGCGAAACGTCGCGTGCAGCGGCAGCGAGACGCCGCCGAAGAACAGACCGAAGAGCGCGAGCAAGCAGAACACCAGGACGGCGATCCGCAGGTACTTGCCGAGCGGCTCGGGGGCGAGGTCGCGAATCAACATCAGCGCGACGCACACGAACACGATGAGCAGAATCAGAGAGAGCATGGCGATCCTTCCTACTGGGTGACGAGGCCATCCTTCAGCCAGTCGTCGTAACGGGTGAGGGCGAGGAAGGCGCCAAGCTGGGCGCGTGAGAGATCGCAAGCTGGCGAGCCATAGTACGCGCACAAATCCGCAGCATTACTGGCCCCAAAGAGTCGAAAAAACGGTCGTCCCCATCCTCCGTTTGGGCGAGCCCGGAGACGGTCATCGCGTACTCGACGACGGACATGCCGACGCGGCGCGGGTTGCACGTCGCTTCCCAATCGCAGAACGCTTGAAAGAGCAGCGTCAAGCGATCGGTGTCGAGCGAGAGCGCCTGTGCGACGGCGCCGATCTGCTGACCCTTCTCGTCCACGCCGTCGAAGAACGGCTCGGGGGCGTCGGCGGGCGACTCGTGATCGATGCACGCGAGCGCGCAGATTTCCGCCATCACGGAGAGGTCGTACAGCGTCGACCCTTCGCGCGGCTCGGCGCCCTTCGACTTGACCCATTCGTGCGCGCGGGCGAGCGCGTCGCGCCGTTCGTCGCTCGAGAGCGGGCGCACGTCGACGAGGATCACGCCCTCGGCTTCGGGGTAGGTGACGACGCCGTCGACGGTGACGGGGAGCGGCAGCGGGGCGTCGCGCGTCGGAAACGGGACGGCGTGACGCGCCTTCGTGCCTAGGCGGATACCGGATCGGGAGAGCTTCATGCGATTGCCTCAATCAGACCGCGACGCGTCGGCGGGGGAGGGAACGCCTCCGCGTCGTGGGCTGATTGAGACCGGCGAGGCTCGCTCGCCGATCGCGCTGCGTCAGGACTCCGCGACGTTCGCCGCGTTGTGAAACAGGTTCGCCGCGTTGGCTCCGTCGCACGGTTCGCCCGCGCCGCAGCGGGCGCACGCCTCGACGCCGCTGTGGATGCTGAACTCGCCGATCGCGAGACCGCTCTTCACTACGGCGTCGGTGATGGTGGAGACGAGCGCATCGACCCTTGCTGCGTCTTGCCCGTTCACGAACCGGACGAAGATTCGCATCAGGACTTGGTCGGCTCGAAGCCGATGAACTCGAAGGCGCCCTTCTGCACGCCGCTCTTGACGTCGGTGTCGTAGTCGCACTTCACGCACCGCATCTTGAGCGCGTGGATCTCGCTGTCGACGACGCCGACCTGCACGGTCAGAGTCTTCTTGTTCAGCATGGCGTCGCTGAGCTTCGCCGTGCCGCCGTCGGTGACGACGATCGTGTTCGCGCTGAGCGTGGAGGTCGGCTGCCCGTCCGAAAACACGCCGCCGCCGTCGGTGACGTGGGCCTCGTCGTTGCCGGCGAGCGAGTACTTCGACGTTTCCATCGTCGCGAGCTTCGCGCCGCCGAGGAAGATCGAGAAATGCTGACTGCGCTTCGGTTCGTTGGCCATGCGTGTGCGCTCCTCGGCGCACAGCGCGCCGGATGATCGGGTCGGTGGCCGCGCGCGCCCGAGAGCGCGCCGTCAGCCGGTGGGGTGGGTCGTCGACCCGGTCAGAACGTCTGGTTGATGTTGCCGCCGATGCGGTGGTTGATCGGCGTCACGGTCAGGTTCAGGGTCGTCAGCAGCCCGCGCCCGACCGGGTCGTACGCGCTCGAGATGTCGACGTTCGCGAACCAGTTTTGCTGGATGAGCGGATCGAGAAGCCCGTGCGCGTAGCTCGTCCAGAGCGACGGCGTCGCGACGCCTGCGGGGCGCGGGAGCTCGCCCGGAGCCGGGTCGGCGTTGACGAACGGGTTCGAGACCACGAACTCACTCGACCACGCGAGGGAGAGGCTTTCGCTCGCCGTGTCGGGCGTCCGCGCCTGCCCCCATTCCTCGCAGCCGTAGAAGGGCGCGCTGTTGCGCTGCGAGAGGCCGGTGCAGCCGCGCACGAGCGTGACCGTTCCGTCCTTCTGCGTGACGCACGGACTGACGCCGTTCTGGAGCGCGGTGTTCTGCGTCCCGCTGTCACCCGCCGTCGCGATGTCGAGGTTCGACCGCTGCGGGTGAAGGCCCGTGAGTACGAGCCCGTCGTAGTTGTTGTTCGGCTTGATCTGCTCGAGCTGCGTCGCGACGCACGCGCCCGCCGTCGCGATGACGCTCGGGTGATCTTCGCTCCCCTGAATCCACGGGAACCGGAACCGGTGCGCGTTCACGGTCGTCTGCGAGAGCGTCTTCGCCGTCGCGTAGAGCCCATTCGCGCCGATGACTACGTGCTCGTAGCGCTGGACGCCGATCGCCGCCTTCGCGGCCACGTAGCTCTTCCAGCGGCCCGCGTTCACGACGTCGTTCTGCGCCGTCGCGTGGGTGAAGTAGGTCGCGCCCTGAAGGAGCGTCTGCACCGTGGTGCAGTCGTCCGTGCCAGTGCCGCCGCCGAAGCGGACGCCGACGACGCCGCCGGAGCCGGTGTTCACCGCGTAGGTGAGCTGCGACACGCTGCCGCCCGTTGCCATCGCGCCGAGTCCGCCGGTGCAGCCCGCGAGGGTCGCGCCGGTGATGCTCGTGTACGCGACGACCTGCGGACCGAGCGAGGTCCAGACGATGGCGTTGCCGGCCGACGCGAAGCCAGCCGTCGCGGCGACGTTGATGGTCGCCTGCGGGAGCGACTGCCCGTTCGAGGCGACGGCGATCGTGGTGTTCGGCGCGCTCGCGAGCTGCACCGTCGTGCCGGTCGGCTTGAGGTACGGATCGTTGTAGAGCGTGTGATCGTTGCCGCGGATCCCGAAGTTCTGGATCGTGAGCGTGACCGTGCCGGCCGCGTTGACGGCCACCGCGGGCGCGTTCACGAGTCCCGCGAGCGCGGTAACGAAGTTGTCGCCCTGCACGGTGGGCGTGTCGCCGCTCGCGACGTTGACCTCGAAGTAGACGCCGTCGAGGTAGAATTTGTGAGTGCCCGTGCTCGTCGCGTTGCTCGCGAACACAACCACAGCCGTGGCCTTCGCGCCGCTCGTCGCTTCCGTGATGGGCGCCGCGTAGAGCTGGAGGCCCGGGAACTTCTGCGCTTCGAGGCACATGTTCGCGAGCTCGCTGCGCGCGCCGAACGTGGCGCCGATGTCGATGCCGGGAGTGATCGCGACGATGTCCTGATTCGGCGTCGCGGTGCCCGTGGTCATGTTGCCGGTGAGGAGCACGGCGCGCGGAATCGAGCCCGCCTGAACGCGGCCGACACCTGGGTTGACGGCGAAGTACGCGCCGGGAACCTTGCCGGTCGGGCTGAACCCTACGACGATGATTTGCTGTCCCATGGGTCAGTGCCTCTCAGGCTGCGGCGCTGGGCGCCGTGGTGGGCTTCGTGGACTTCGGCGCGAGCGAAGGCTCGGGTGTCGGTGGCGCGCTCGGGGCGCCCAGGAAGGGGCTCTCGGTGCCGCGCGCAGCGAGGAACGCAGCGGCGGCTTTCCCGCGCTCAACCGCCAGCGCATCGGCGACGGGCAGCCAGCGAACGCCGGCGAGCGCCGCGGTCGCTTCGTCGGCGGGGAGGATCTCCCCGGTGCGGAGGAGCGCGCGGTGCGCGGGCGTGTCGGCGATCGCTTCGGGGTCTTTGCGCCAAACGAACTTCGGCGCGTGCGGCGCGGCGGACACCTCGTCGGCGGTCGCGCCCGATGCGCTGACGCTCCGCACGTGGTCGACGGTGCCGCCGATCATGCGGCCTCCGGGGACGTCGGTGCGGTCGACGTAGCCGCAAGGCTCGCCGTCGATGTCGAGCGCGCAATAGGGGTTGCTGACCACGAGAAGGGCCTGAGCCATCGGTGTGTCCCTGTCGGCGGCGCGTTAGGGCGTCGCGAGAAGTACGGAATCGGTGACGAACGGCGGGGAGTCCGCCGTCTGTCCGGTGACAGTGATTTCTTGGAGGCCGAACCCAGGCGCGCGTCGCTCGCGCTCTTCCAGGTGAATCGAGACCTCGAGCGCGGAGTAACGAGCCTTCTCGCCGCCGTCGCCGATCTCCACCGGCCGCGTGCGCCAGCGCCCGACGCCGATCTTCCAGATGCCGGCTAGGTTCCAGACGAACGAGCCGTTGTAGGAAGCCTGCGGCTCCGGGTCGCCAGCCTGGATCCACGCGGGGTGCCGGCCGGCGGCGAGCGCGCTCGTGATGATCTTGACCAGCGCGTTGACGTAGCTGTTGCGAATGACGTGCTTCGGTTGGGTCCGAAGCGGGAAGACCCACAGCAGCGTCAGCCGGTCTTTCGAGACCAGGAAGTCGTCGGCGATGCGGACCGCGTCCTCGTCGCTGCCGTCGCGCGAGAGGTACAGCGCGGGGAGGTCTTGGGTGCGAAACGCAACGCCCTCGGGGCCGCCCGGGTCATGCGTGTGCGTCGTCAACACAACGGGGCTCGTGGCGCCCGTGGCGCCCGCCTGCGTGGCCGCGATGGTCGCCCACGTTGCCGCGGCGTCGGCGTTCAGAACGGCTTTGAGGAAGGCCAGCAGCGTGTCGAGGCACGGGTCGCCGATCGTCGTGCTTGCCGGGTTCGTTGCCGGGACCGGGAGATCGAGCGCGCCGAAGTTCCGCGCGGTGTCGTCGAGGTGCGCGGGGTAGACCACGCCGCCGAGCGACATGGTGCCCGTGCCGCCGGTGCACCCGGTGAACGACGTGGCGGTGAGGCCGGCGTAGCTGACGAGCGCGAGGCCCGTCGAAGAGAGGATTCGTGCGCGGCCCGGCGCGGCTGCGAAGCCGGCGGTGCTCGCGACGTTGACGATCGCCTGCGGAAGCGCGGCGCCATCGGAGCCGGCGGCGATCGTGGTTTGGGTCATCGGGAGAGGATTCGCTGTGCGGCTTCGACGCCGAGCTCGGCCTCACGAATGAGGACGTCTTCGGCCTTCCGGTACGCGTCGCCGGCGAAGCCGTAGGCCTTCGTGCCGGGGTGGTTCACGCGCTTGCCGACGAACACGCCGCCGATCTTCGGCCAGTAGAAGACGAGATTCGGTGCCCTGCGCGCTTCGATCGGGTGCGGCTTGGTGCCCTCTTCTACGAACGAGGCGTAGGCGACGGGCCACACGATCTCAGCCTCGGGCTTACCCACCGACCGGGAAACGATCGTGGAATAGGCGAAGTCCGAAAGCTGTCCGGTTCGGTCCTTGTACCGGCGTCGAGCCCTGGAGTACGCGAGCCCCTCGGATGCGGCGAGGCGGACCGCGTTCTCCGCGCCGTGGTTGATCTCGCGCTCGGCGAGACGGAGCGCGTCGCGGATGTCGGAGAGGTCGAAGTCGACGGTGAACACGTCACAGGTCGCCGCTGTTGGACGATCCGTTGGCGCTAGTCACCAGAAGCCGCGGCCCCTCGTCGTAGGTGATGCCGCCGACGTTCTTCGGCTCGGGCTGCTTGGTCAGGTCGTAGAGGCGCTGTACGCTTGCCACCACGCGGTCCATGCGAGCCTTCGCCCGATTGAACCGCGCCTCATTGTCCTTCGCGTAGAGGCGCGCGTACTCGGGGTGCTTCTCGAACATGTAGCAAACGGCGTAGTCCACGACGCACATCTTGATCGCCTTGGACGTGGGCGTCTGCGCGGCCGGGAGCGGAACGGTGTAGTTGTTGGGGAGGTAACTGTTGACCTCCGTTTCGGCACGGTCGATTACGTCGTCGACCGCTACCGAATCGGGCACGCCACTCTGGCCGAACTCGAAGATCGCGAGCACCGTTTCCGGGCTCGTCGCGCTTTCGAGATCCTGCTGACTGATGTACGTGCCCATCCAGTGTCACTTCGCGACTTCGATCGCGCCAGCCTCGAGCAAACCGACGGCGCACGCGTCGGGGATCGAAACAACATCCCCAGACGCAGCCTCCGCGCGCTTGCCGTCCTCGCCGGTGAAGGCGAGCCGCGAGAGGGCGCGATACTTGTCCGCGCCCTTCGCCTCGACCTTCGCGACAGGAGCCGACTGACTCACTGGTGAGCGCCCTTCACGAGCCCGCCAACGAACTTAGAGGTCATGATCTCGGTGTCGTTGTGGACGACGACGAGCTTCTGACCGCCGCGGCCCTGACCGCGATCCTGCATGAAGAACTTCCGCACGAGCCAGCCGGAGGTCATCGAGCCGTCCGCGGTGCCGCCGCCGTCCCAGCGGAACGTGATCGCCGTGGCGACGTCCTCCTGGTCGGAGGGCGGCATCTGCGCCGGCTCGTGGATGAGGACGACGTCGTTGCCCCAGACGTACGTGAGCGCGCCGGACTTGATGTACTTCTGCTTCGCCGTGTAGATCGGCGGCAGCTTGAGCGCCGACGCGAGCTCGCCCATGCTGGGAACCGCGCCGATGCCGTTCTTGGTGTAGATGTACTTCTGCACCTGCGCGTTGCGCACGAAGTCGTGCTCGACGAGCTCCGACATGATGATGCCCGTGACGGGCGCGTAGCTCGACTCGATGATCTTGTGCAGATCGGCGAGCGGGTCCGAGGACGCGCCGCCGTTCCACTTCGCGCCGGCCGCGAGGTTCGTGTAGAGGGTCGAGTCCCAGTTGGCGCCCGTCTGCATCAGGGTCGCGACACGGATCTCGCGCTCGAGGCGGAGCGCATCCATCACGCGGCGGATCGCCGCCATCTCGGGCCGCAGCGGGCTGTCCGCGTTCGCGAGCACCTCGGTCGGGATGAACGCGCCGAGGGCGCGCGGGACGGTCTGGTAGCTCGCGTTCGAGAGCGTCGGGTTGATTTCCGGCGTACCCGCTCCGCTCGCGTTGTTGGTCGGAGCGACGCGCGAGAACGCGTTTTCCTTGTCCCAGGTGTAATACTTGTTCGTGTCCTTCGGGACGAGCACCGGGGGGCACGCGAGGTCGGCGACGCCGTCCGCGAGCTTGTAGCCGGCGGCGTAGTTCGGGAGAGCTGCCGCGATGTGGACGTCGGCGGTGCCGAGGTCCATCTGCACGAGGCGCTCGTCGCCGGCGCTGTCACGCATCCGAACCGGGCGCCCGAGCTGGGCGGCCATGTTCGAGTAGCAGAGCGATGCGGCGATGTCGGAGAGTACGGCGGGGTCTTCGCCGCTCGGGATCATGCGCGCGACGGTGTTGCCCGCCGCGTCGTAGACGTGGCCGGTGGCGAGATCGAGCGTGCCATTGCGGACGCCGAGATCCTTGTCGCTGAACTGAACGATTTGGGAGGTCATGTGGGTTGGCTTTCGTTCAGGCGTTCTTCGCGAACCCGCAGAGCAGGACTTCGCAGGGGTCACCGTCCGCGGCGGTGTTCATGGCAATGCCGATCGTCGGCTTGCCCGCGGTGGAAGTGCTGACGGTGCCGCTCGTGCTGCCCGGCATCAGGATGTCACCGTAGGTGATCGCGCCCTTGGCGGTGCACGGGTACGTGGCAGTCGAGACCATGCGGACACGGCCCGTGCCGCTCGCGGGAATCGACTCGACCGTGATTCCGATCGCGTTGTCGGTGCTCGCCGCAGTGGCGACGACGCCGCCGAGGATCGCGCTGGCGCCCGTGGGGGCGTTGGCGGTGTCGAGCTTGACGAGGACGCCCGCCGCAATCGCGGTGACGCCGTAGTTTTTGAAACCGCGCGTCCCGTCCTGGGAGAGCGGCGAGGATGCGTACAGGAAATCCGTTGCCATGTGGGTTGTGTCTCCAGGGGACGCACCTCCGCACAGCGCCTCTCATCAGTGAGAGGACGCGGAGCAGGGAGCGCGCGGTGGTTGGGTAACTTCGAGCGCTTGCCGTGGACGAGGCGCGAGGCCTTCGTCATCGCCGCGTCGTAAGAGAGATTCTCGTCCTTCATGAGCTTCTTCGCAGTGGCGAGAACGCCCACGGGCGCGTCGGTGACGGCATCGGCCGCGGGAGGCGGATCGCCGCCGCCAGCGATGTTGCGCTGGAGGTGCCGCTCGCTCGGCTTGACCTTCGGATACATGCCGGCGAACGCCTCGGGTGCGGCCTTGCAGAGCACGAGCATGTTCGCGCGGTCCGCGTCGGTCAGCTTCTTCGCGTCCTTGTAGGTCTCGAAGGCGGCGTCGACCTCGGCCGCGATGTCCTTCTCTTCGCGCTCGGCGCGCCACGCCTTGAGGACGGCGATCTCACTGTCCTTGAGCGCGATGAGCGCCTCCGAGGCAGTGAGTTTGGTCGCGACGTCGGTGAGCTTCGACTCCGCGTCGCGGAGCTTGATCTGATCTTCGTTCATGGTCTGTGTCTCCGTCGCGCTCGCGCGCATCGCTGAGTCGTCTTCTTCTTCGTCGTCGAGCTCCGCCGCGTCCGAGACGCCGCCGTGGTCTTCGATGACGTGCTGGTCGATCGCTGCGTCGATCATGTCCTCGACCGCGTCGAACACGTCGCCCCACGTCGAGGACATGGGCATTCGCATCGCGTCCCGCATTGCGGGGAGGTGCTCGGCGAGGTTGACGCCGTGCACCGTGCCAGTCGGACTGTCGGCCATCTCACAGAGCTCGCGGAGGCGCGCGCACTGCGCGCTCATCTCGGCGGGCGTCGAGACGTCCGCCATCCGCATCGCGGACCGCAACGTCGGGAAGACGTCGTTGCTCGAGTAGGCTCGGCTTTTGAGCTTGTCGCTCGCGGCGAGGTCCGCCATACCGCGCAGGAAAGGCGAGTTGGTCAGGGCGACGCTCGTGAGCCGCGCGCCGATTGCCGCGCCCGTCACGGGGTGCTTCGCGTTGAAGCGGATCGCCGGACTGACGGCCTTGTACTTCCCCTCACGGATGTAGGTCCGCGCAGGCTCGAGCCAGTCGACCAGGCCCCAGAGCTCGGTGCCGCGGTTATCCAGTTGGGTAATCCAGCCCTGCGCGGGCGCGCCGTGCTGCGGAACGCTTCCGTCCGTCGCATCTGCCTCGCTCGCGTGCTCGAAGTCGAAGTGAACGCGCCCGCCGTCCACCGCGGCGAAGTTCCGCACGATGTCGGCGAAGGTCTTGCCGCTCATCTCGAACGGGCCCGAGCCGTGGCCCTTGAACGCGCCGGCCTTGGCGATCTGAACCCATACGGGCTTCGGATCGGTGTCAGCCATCGCGACGACGTCGAACGCCTGAAAGGCGAACCGTTCGACGCTGTCGTCGCTCATGTGCCGAACGTGCAGACTCCCGCCCTCGGCGATGTCCGCGCGGACGTGGACCTTGCGCTTGCTCTTCGGCTTCGCCGGACCCGCCTTGGCGGCGCGCGCGGCTTTGCGCTTCGCCACGGCGCCGCCTGGCGTCGCGACGTCAGCGGTGCCGAGATCCATGCGGTGCGCGCCCATGGCTCAGGAGAGGAAGAGAGCGAGCACGCCAGCGGGGACGACGACGCCGGTGCCGGTCTTCGTGATCGAGTATGTGACGGCATCGCCCGCGGCGACTGCGCCGGCGACTACGGGGATCGCAACGGGCGACCACTGCGCCCAGTTGCCAGAGCCGGTGATCTGCGTCGTGACCGTCGCGATCGTAACCGGAGCGCCCCCCGCGGTGCGCTTCTGCACCAGGATGGTCGCGTAGTTCGCGTTATCGGCGGTGAGCGCCGCAGCCGGCGTAAACTTCACGGATCCGATCACGCACGCCGCGCCAACGGCACCAACGACCGTCTCGGCCGTCGCGGCGCCCGCGGAACCGTCCGCGGCGGTCTTCGTCAGACCGAGCGCCTCGATCGCCTGAACGGCGGCGAGCGCCTCGGCCATGAACGTGCGCTGATTGGTCGCGATGCCCGCCGGGTAGTTGTCGCTCGCGCTCGTTGCCTGCGTAATGGATGGCATGTGTCGTCACTCCGCGGCTTGCGCCGGTGGGGGCTTGGCCGCCTTGCGCGGCTTGGTCTTCGTGTCGTTCGCTGCTGGGACTTCGCCGCCCGCTACGGGCGCGTGGGGCGCCGCAATGACCGGGGCGGGCGGCGTCACGTCTTCGCCAGCGTTCATCTTGTCGAGCACGTCGGGCGTAATCGGCGTCATCGGCGCGAGGCGTCGTTGCTTCACGCCGTCCGGGAGGTCGATCAGCGCGACGCCCGCCTGGTCTGCGAGCTTGTCGGCGTCGACGGGCGCGCCAGAGAGAGCGAGTTTCGTGCCGCGTTCGATCATCTCGAGCGCGTCGGGCTCGTCCTCGACCATGAGCCGAACGATCGGGACAAGGTGCATCTTGTCGGGGCGATTCAGCCGCACAATCGCCGCGGCAAGCTGCCATCGAAGGCACTCGGCAAGGTCGCCCGCGTCGGCTGCCGCCAGGCGCATCGCGCCCTTGTGGTGCGTCTCGCCGAGGCTACGGTTGCCGCCGCCGGCGGATGCCTCGGTGGTCATCGTCTCGGTGAGAACAGCCTTCGAGACCTCGGCGTTACAGGTCTCGATGACTTCGAGAAACGGGTTTTTCCCGCCCCCCTTGCCGGCCATGATCCGCTCGACGTCGACCTTCACCGAGTCGGGGAGCGTGGCCGTAGCGAGCGAGCCAATCCCGAGCGCCTTGGTCGCGGCGTCGGCTGCGGCGATATCCTTCGTGCTCGCGGTGCGCGGCTTCCCGTCCGATCCGGTTGTGTAGTACGCGAAGACCCACGGCTTGCCGAAGCGCTCGGCGGCGCCCGCCATGCCGCGGAGGGCCATGAGCTTGATGGCCATATACCAAGACAGCACGCGACCGAGGCCCTCACGGGTCGGGTAGTCCCCGCGTACCATCGGGGTGTGAACGATGAACTTGTTGGGGTAGTCCGAGGGCGCGATGCCGAACATCCGGCTCGTCGGATCCTGAAACGCCGTGCCGCTGCGAACCTGTCCCTGGTCCCAGATGCGGACCTCCCACGAGTAGAGCTCCGGGAAGGCAAACCGGCGGTGGTGGATGAAGTGGAGCCGCGTCGGAACCCATCCGTCCGCGTTGCGGTCCCAGGCGATCTCGCAGCCGGAGACGCCGTAGTAAACGCCCCACTGGAGGCCGACGAGCGAGCGGTTGAAGTCGCGGATGTTGCGGAAGCCGCGCTCGACTAGCTCGGCGATCTCGATCGCTTCCTTCTCATCCGACTCGTCGCATTCGGCCGGGCCGATCTCGAGACGCGCGCCGGTCACGGAGATGATCCGCTGCGTCATCACGCTCTGCGTGTGCGCGTCGCGCTCGAGCAGCTCGTCGAGGATGTCGACCCACTCGCGGCGATAGCCGGTGGTCGCAAGACGCTGCGCGTTCGAGAGGGTCTGGAGGGTGAGGTTCGCGCCGAGGACCGTCGGGTAACGGTCGACGCTCGGCCACGGCGCGATCTCCGCCGCTGCCTCGGCCGGAGGCGTCGGGAACGGGTCCGCCATCACGTGCCCGCGCGCGGCGGCGAGTTGGTATGCCGCTTCGTTCATGGGGAGGGCTCGCGCCCCTCACATGCCGAGGGACATTGTATCGAGTGAGGTGAGGTGCGGCGCCGGGACGTCGTCCGAGTCGCCGTAGTCGTCCGCGCTGCGCCCGCCGCCAGCCGCCGTGATGGCGAGCATCGCGGCCCACGCTCGGTCACCGTGACCGGTCGCCGTACGCGGCGTCTCGAAGGCGAGCTTCCCGCCGCTAGCAGCCTTCGCCTTGATCGAGATGAGCTCGCTCCGGAGGGAGCGCACTTGCTCGAAGCTTTCGCCGCCGACCCAGAATCGGAGTCGGCCGCTTTCGAGCGCGGACCGGAACGTCACGGCCATTTGCTCTTTGGTGTCCTGCGAGAAGTCGACGCCCTTCACCCGCGTTGCGAAACGGCGCTCGAGGTGATCGGAGAGGTCGCGCCCGATGCCGCCGCGATCGATCAGCGCCCGCCCGAGCTTGTGTCCGTCGGTGCGCCCGAGCGTAGCGATCGCCCGGTCGCGCTGGTCATCCATGTGGACGTTGCGGAGCGCCTCGATCCCGACGATCCACACGACGTCACCGAGGCGCTTGGCCTCGACGATGACGGTCAGGTCCGTCGTGCGGCCGATGTCGATTCCGTAGAAGCTCGGCTCGCGCGCGATGTCCTCGGGGAGGTCTTCGCGCTCTGCGTTCAGCAGGAGGTCGGGGTCGAAGAAGCACGCGCCGCCCTTGATCCACTGGCACTCGTACTCCTGCGCAAAAATCTCCGCGAGCGCGCATTCCTTCCGCGTCTGCTCGATGTCGATCGGAAAACCAGCCTTCTCGGCCGTGTAGATATCGACAGTCTGTCGACGAAACCCGAGCGTCTCGTCGGTGAAAATCTTGTGCGGGAAGCCGCCGTATGCCCATGGCGTCGTCACCGCGGACACCGGGTATCCGCGCGGCTCTTTCAGCGTCGACGCTGCGATCGTTTTCGCCGCGCCCCACACTTCCTCGGGTCGCTGGTAGAACGCGAACTCGTCGAAGAGCACCGCGCCCGTGTACGTGCGGAGCGAGCTCGGCTTGCACGAGAGCGCGATGATGCGAGCGCCCGTGGCGAACTCGATCGTGGTCGCCTTCGGCTCCGCGCGATACCGCGGCTCGCGTTCGCATACCTTCTCGACGAAGAGCGCGACCTCCGCGAGGACGTTCTTCGCCTGGGCGTTGGTCGCCGAGATGATGTGGACGTCGATCGGGAGCGCGTCGATCCACTTCTCGCCGTCCCACTCGAAGCCCGCCGCCATGTTCGCGGCGTCGATCGCGGCGGCGCAGGAGCCACCGATCCGCCGCGCCTTCAGCAGCGTCTTGGTGACGGCCTTGCGCTTACCGCCATCCGTCGTCTGATAGCGGACCGCCATCGTAAACTCGCGCTGGTAGCTCGCGAGTGAGAACGGCGGGCCGTTCGTCTGGGATGGGTTCGCCATGCGCTTCGATCGTCTTTGGCGTCGGCTCGGCCCAGAGGTCCGCGAGCACGTCGCTCTTCGCTACTTGCCCGACGTTGATCGTCAGGCTCGGGCCGCTCTTGTCCGCGACGCTCACGCCGGCGATCTGCGCCGTCGCGAGGATCGCCCGCGTCGCGCTCTCGGTCGCCTTGGTCATCGCCTCGGACGCCTTCGCCGGGCTGAAGTCTTCGTCTCGCGCTCGGGCGAACGCTTCGTCCACGCGCGTCATGTTCCGCTCGAGCGCGTCGATGAGCTTCGCCCGCACGTACGGGCGCACCTCGGCGTTTCGGATGAGCCGCGAGGCCTCCGCGCTGAGGTTCTGCACCGTCGACACCGCGACCCCCCACTCCTTCGCGAGCACGGCCGCCGTCTCCGGCTTCCACTCGTCGCAGAGCATCATGTCGCGGATCGTCCTGACCCGCATCTCGGTCTCGGCGGGGGTCGCGTGGTACCGTTCGCGCGCTGACTCCGGTGCGCCCGCCTGTCCCCTCGCCCTCGGCTTCTGCGCCGACCGCTGCGGCCCGCCTCCCTTGCTGGCCGGCGGGCTCTTCGCCCCCTGCGTCTTCCGGGGCTTCTGCGGGGTCGCTTGCGTCACGGTCGTCTTTCGCTTCCCCCGCGTCTCGCCGTGTGCGCCGGCGGTGCGTTGATCCGGTCGTCGGCGGGTTGGTCCGGCTCAGACGCGGGAGCGCCCGAAGCCCCTTCCCGCCCCTGAACCTAGCGCGGCATTCCGTCACGCACGTTCACTTCTGTTTCGTTATGCCACACCGAACCGGCGTTTGTAGGCATCCGCCAGGAGCTTGTTCGTCGCGCGTATCTCCGCGACTTCCAGGCGCAAAGCGGCCACGTCCTGATTTATCTTCCGAAAAAACACGCGGAGCCGCGCGGCGATCTCGTCGGTATGGTCGAAAAGCTCGGGAAGGTTCCGCCGGAGCGCCACCTCCGTCGTGTACGCGCGCCGTCCGCGCCCGGTCCCACGGAACCAGACGATCTTCTGCCGGCACGTCCGCTGACGGGCGATGAGCATCCGCCGCGTCTTGACCCCCGCGAAGCGCCCCGGGATCCGGAGCACCTTCGCCGCCTGGCCCATCGTGAGGTAGCCGCTCACACCAGCACCAGCCGAAGCTCGCGGATCCGCTCCCGCGACTCCTCCCGTCTGTCCCGTCTCGGTGGCGCCGTCGCTCGCCACGCGGACTCGGCCGCCTCGAGCAGCGCCTCGCCCTCTCGCCGGATGGTCCCCTCCGCGTTGCCCTTCACCGACTCCGCGAGCGCCTTGGTGGGGTTCTGCTCCCGGCTCTTCGCCATCACCCGCGCCAGCATCCTGCCGCCCGTCTCGGTGAGCGGCGCGAGCGACCACAGCCGGCCGTTCGTGAAGCCCTGCCAGGCGATCCCCGCGTTGCCGTAGTACGCGCCGAGGACGTGGATGTGGATGCGCCCCTGACGCTCTACGCCGAGGAGGCGCCGCGACACCTGCGCGTGCTTCGTGAGCGCTTCGTCGTCGGGTTCGCACCGGCCCTCCGCGGCGTCTTCGTTCACGTGCATCGGCGGCTGCGGATGATCGAGACCGAGGAGATCGAGAAGCGCGTCCGGGCGGTTGTCGCGACCCGACACCCACGACCAATCATCTCCGGTTGGCACGACCTTCCCGGCACTGTCTCGATACCGCGCCTCTTGTCGCGAGAGCGTCGCTCCGAAGGTCGAGCGCTCGAAGGCGTACTGCGTGAAGTACCACTCGAGGAGCCTGACGTCGCCGCCGTAGAGAGCCCGCTTCGGCCCCGTTGCTACCACCGTGAGATGCGATGCCACCCGTCCGTCCACTTCGCCCATGGTCTCTCCTTCGGAGCGCGGCCAGCGCGCTCGGTTGCTGTCACCGCTTCACTCGCTCTTCGCTCGCAAACCACGCCTGAGACTCGATCTGCGGCGACAGGTACGGCCACGCGCCGGTCACCGTGACCTTGCAGCGCCCAACCGCGACGGTCCCGAGCGGAACCCGGACGATGCACGGGCCCGCCGCCTTGCGCGACACGGTGCGCGCGATCTCGCAGATGTAGCAGCGGCACCCGAGGACCGGAACGAACTCGCGGTCGGGGTAGAAGACGTGATCGCTCGTCATGACGGCGCCCACTGCCCCACGAGCCGCGGTCGCGCCGCCGTGTCGTCGATCGCGTCGTAATCTGGTCCCTCGTCGTCGAAGTACACGCCACGCGGCGGACCGGTGCGCTCGTCGCGATCCCACCTCGGATCGAAGTGGTCCCCGGCGTGGCCGCGCTCGCGGAAGCACTCGAAGCCGCCCCTGGTATGGTGACATCCGGGCGCGGTCACGACGTGAACTCCGGGTGCGCGGCCGCCGTCAGCACGAGGTCATGGGGACAAGGCTCACTGCTTCCACGGAACCGCACGCCGTCACCTCGCGCCGGGCCCCACCAAACGCCACCCGGTCCGGCCGCATAGTCGAAGTGGTCACCGTCGTGGCCGTCGACGCGGTGGCAGCGACGTGGGTAGGAGCCGAGTCCGTGGGTGCGCTCGGCGGCGCAGCGCGCGGGCGCGGTCACAGGTCAAGCCCCGCTTCGTCTTGCTCTTCCTCCGTCCACTGCCGCACCGGCTCGCGGTACGTCTCCGATCGCCACTTCACGAGCTTGCCGGCGACCATGCGCGCGCAGAACGGAACCGCGGCGTGGTCGTGCTCGCGATCGCAGCCAGCGCGGGCGACTTCGGAGACGGTTAGGAGGTCCGATAGTATCGCCGCCACCGCTGCCGTCAGGTGGTCGCTCGGGGCGGCGTTTACCATTCGCCTGAGCGCGCACTCCCCGCGCCGCACGGTCACCTCGTACTGCGTTACTCGCGTCTCGATCGTGTCCGTCATGGTTTCCTCCTGAGTCCATCGATGCCCTCTCGCCTCTTCCGCCGCGCCTCGACCTCCGCAGCGTCGCTCGCGGGGCGGCCCCATGTCGCGGCGATGGCATGCGCGCCCCAGTCTTCGGCAGAACACACGATGTCGACGAGCCGATACGCGTTGCCAGCAAACATGCCCGCCGACTCCTCGTGTGATCCGGCGATACCGTCGATCGTGAGCCGCAGCCTCACGCTCTGTCTAGCGCCCGCAGTCACGTCCCACGATATCCGAGCAAGCGGGCTCCACGCGCGCCAACGGTCGATCGCGCGCCTGAGGTAGACTCCCCACGCGACCGCTTCAGCGAGGTTGCGCAGCGGCGTCAGGTCGACATCGGGTCGAGCCTTCGGGATGCCGAGCGCGTCCGCGGCGGCAGAAAGGGCGGCTTCGCGATCCGTCGCCGTCGCGAGGCTCGGCACTTCGGAGCCGTCGGGGCGCCGGTGGGTGCCGACGATGACCCCAATCGCTTCGCCATTCTTCGCGTCGTGCGTGGCGATGCCGGAGACCGCTGGCCTTGATGCCGGGCGAGCGGCAATCGCGACAAGGCCGCAGCCGCAACACTCCGCGCAGTCGAGCTTCGCGTAGCGCGGCGCGCCGGCCGTGCCGACGATGGTGTAGCGAGCATGATGCGGCTCGTCCCGGACGCATTCGCAAAACCGGTAGGCCGCGCCGGTCCCACCGATCTGCTCCGCGCTCAGCGACGCAATCACTGCCTTCATGATCCGCGAGAACGGGGCTCGGCTCGCCTCCGCCTTTCGCGCCTCCGCTGCCATGTTGGCGGGCGTCGCTCTGTCCAGCGACACGGGCGCGAGAGGCCGCGTCCGTACGTCGCCGCCGTGCACCAAACACTGGCCGTCGATCTCGAACACCACGCTGCCGCTCGTCCGCGACACGTGCTTCACACAGGTACACGTCTTCAAATTCGTCACCATCACCCCACCGCCCTTCCCTGCATCGCCCTCAGCCCCCACCCGCGCTTCACCGATCGCTTCTCCACCTCGGCGCCGTCGAGCCCGTACCGGCACCCGTCGTCCGCCACGTACGCCTTGAACCGGTCGCCCGGCGACAGCACTTCGCGCACGACGTTCCAGAAGACGGAGCGCACGCTCGTGTACGCGCCCGCGACGAATACCCTCTCCGGATACCAGATGACGGCGCCAACGCGGATGTCCGAAGCCTTCGCCAGCCGCGTCCTATCCGGCAACGGCGCGCCCTTCGCGCTTCGGTACGCGGCCGCGATCCTGCGCTCGCACGCGGCGATGACGCGGCGCTCCTGCTTCTCGATCTGCACGTACTCTCGTGGCGTCATGTTTCCCTCCAGGCTAGTGTCATCATAGCCTTCGCCCGGCCAGTCCCATCGCCCTCAGCCCCCACCCGCGCCGCGTCACCTTCCGCCTCGTCTTCGCCTTCCGCGGCGCCGCCCTCGCCCGCTCGAGCGCCGCCGCGCAACCAAAGCCGCATCCGCTCACCGCGCGTAGCCGGAGGCGACGGCATCCACTCGGCGACCGGCGAGCCGTTCGCGTCCCACCCGACGACGAGGACCTCGACGCGCTCGATGGCGCCGCCGAACATCGCCCACTCCTGCCACACGCGCTCGGTCCACTCGCGCGCGAAGGCCGTGGCCGCCTCGTAGACCTCAGCCTCGCGCGGAGTCATCGCCATCACCCCACCGCCTTTCCCTGCATCGCCCTCAGCGCCCACCCGCGCTTCGACGCGCGCCGCTTCATCCCCTGCCCGAGGAACGCGAGCGCCGCCGC